ACAAATTTGATATGAAAAAAATCAGTTTTAGACCAGATGAGAATAAAGGACCTGTAGTGGTTTTAATTGGTAGGAGAGATACTGGCAAAAGTTTTTTAGTAAGAGATCTCCTTTACCACCACAAAAATATTCCTATTGGAACGGTGATTTCTGGCACAGAAGCAGGAAATGGTTTTTACAGTAAACACGTTCCTAAACTATTTATACACGACGAGTACAATACATCCATTATAGAAAATATTCTAAAGCGGCAGAAAATAGTATTAAAGGGAATAAAAAAAGACGAAGAAATGCACAAACGTCCAACCAAAATAGACCCTAGAGCATTTGTGATTCTTGACGATTGTCTATATGATGGTTCATGGACAAAAGATAAAATGATGAGACTACTTTTTATGAATGGTAGACACTGGAAAGTTATGCTTATCATTACAATGCAGTATCCGCTTGGTATACCACCAAATCTAAGAACAAATATAGATTACGTCTTTATCCTACGGGAACCATATATAAACAATAGGAAACGGATATGGGAAAATTATGCTGGTATGTTTCCAACATTTGAATCATTCACACAAGTTATGGATCAATGTACGGAAAACTTCGAGTGTCTAGTGATAGATAATAACTCAAAATCAAATAAAATCCAAGAACAGATTTTCTGGTATAAGGCGCAAAATCACGAAGATTTTAAATTGGGGTCAAAAGAATATTGGGAGTTATCGAAGGATATAGACTCGGATGATGACGACACACAGGCATATAACCCCAGAGATAACAGAAAGTCTAAGGGACCACAAATAAATGTTAAAAAAGACCGATGGTAACAATTAGTTCCATACCTAATTCATAATATATTGTTATGGTTTATATGGAAGATGGAATGAAAACAATCAAAATTAGTGAAGGGTTTGATAAACCACGCAAGGCAAATAAGTCGAATAGTAGGAATCGTAAACGTGACCCACGTGCAAATGCCGCATTATTGGGTAAAATAAAAGGTGATAACGAAACAAATGATATTGATGAGTTTGGTTCGTCTATTGATTATTTCAAAATGTTAAATTCTAGTAAACATGATAACACCAAAGAATTGTCCGTTGAATCACATCCTACAACATCTGACTCATCTACACCTAAAATAGTGCCATTGGATACAAATGACAATCAATTATCTAGTATAAAAGATTCCGTTGCGGTCTCTAAAGAAATCGCGTTATCGCCAAGAGACATTGCACCTGATGACACGTCACATAATAAAGTTGATGATATACCTATAAAAACGGAGTCATTTGATGAATCAGTAGTTTGTATGCCGCTACACGATAACCCAAATGATATTCATTCTGTATATGACAACAATGTACCACTAGAGAAGACGACATTAAACCCTGATCCACCATATGGTATATTGAGAAAGGGAAATAAACCTACATATCGGTCTTGGAAAAAAACTAGATCACTTCGGGACCGCGTACCAGATAATAACCAACCAATTGATAATTCAGGCAAAAAGATGATATGTGCATCTATAAACAAAACAATGAGGCATAGTATAGGAATACACGGTAGAAAAATAGGAATATTATTGAAAAATATAAATCTAAAAAAGAATATAGATAAAGAAATAACGTCAATAAAAAAACACAGCATTGCCAATATAAAAAGAACCCTTAAGAGAAACAACATAATCAAAACGGGTACTACAGCGCCAATCGGAATGTTACGTGGTATATACGAAAATTGTACACTTGCGGGAAAAATTGTTAATAAATCGTCTGACGTACTAATCCATAATTTTATGAATGATAAATAAAATTGATATTTAAAATATTAACATATAACACCTAAAATGATTATCCCAATCAAATGTTTCACCTGTGGAAATGTTATAGCAGATAAATACCGGTTCTTTAAAAGACAAGTATCAGAATTAAAGGCAAAAAAAGGAGAATATAATTCTGATAATGTTGTATATCTTACAGAAAATACAAAGGACAAGACACCAGAAGGTATCGTGATGGATGAACTTGGATTAACTCGCCAGTGTTGCAGACGTCATTTATTGACCCATGTTGATATAGAATAAAATAAATATATATGAGTTATATATATGCCTCGTTCGAGAAATTTCCCGCCACCTAAGGTATCCCGCAAGTATATGACACCAAACGATATGAGAATCATTAAGGAATTATGTACCCCCGCTTATATTTACCTGATTATTTCTATTTTAGCAATTGTTATTGCAATGTTCCAGAATGCGGGTAAAACCAAATCTTATACCTTTTGTGGTTATAAAATGAATGTGGAAAATACTGGTCTTGTTTTCTTATTCAAAGGTATTATTATTGTATTTTGGACTATTGTTCTTGATTCTCTATGTAAGAATGGGTTTACACAGATATCGTGGTTACTACTGGCGCTTCCATTTATAGGGTTTTTGTGTGCACTAGTTACAATGAGTTCGCGAGAGGGATTTAGAGAAGGCGGAGCAAACATGGGGGTCAATGGAACCAATGCTGATGAACCCGTTGACCCTGACCTTGACCCTGACCCTGACCCTGACCCTGACCCTGACCCTGACCCTGACCCTGACCCTCCACCCGCGACTGTCACCCAAGGCTTTAGAAATAGAAGAGTAAGACGTCATTTCTAAAATGTTAGCATTCAAATTATAGGGAATAATTAGTAATTTTTATTTACTTATTATTTATTAATTTATGTATCAATAAAATATTGTGTTAATATATAATGAACGATTTGATGTCTTACTTTGGTCCCCTCTCCCAGGAATATTGCCTATATTTTTATATTCTTTCGGTATTTTTCGGAGTATCGTTCGTGATGTCTATTATAGGGATTGTCTACGCCGTTGTATCCTCCCCTAAAAAGGTCGATTCTCATTTCCTTGTAACATCAATGACATTCTCACTCAATGTATTCTTTATGTACTTTGTTAATCGTCTTCTCAATACAATGTGTGTTAACAGCACCTAAATATAAAATTAGTAATGTGATGATATTAAAATATCATATTGTTAACACGACCCCATTTGTTATAGAGTAAATAGTGTCGTCCATTGTCCATCCATTCTGTTCCAATGTATCTATATCTACTTCTTCATCATCTGGGTTTTCCGTGTCAACATATAAAAGTGTATGTAGTTCTTTTAATTCACTCGATGTATATTTCTCTTTATCTACAATGCACTCGTCGTATCTCCATCCATTTGTAACTTCCACACATATTGCTCCTGGTATGTTATTTATGATAATATCGTCTTCATTATTCAATAACAATTCATAATCATCATCTGTAACTTCTATCTCAAACGTGCCTGAGTAACAATTAAGGGTAACCTCATATTGTACATAACATCCACTAGAGATCAGTGTACTCCATTTCTCTGTCTGATATATACAATTGTCGTTTTTTGCAGTTAATGTATAGTGTTTTGTTACACATCCACGTTCGTTTATGGTGTTATTCATTTCACTCATATCTCAATAATATAAATCCAAACATGATTCATATTATTTCAATTTATCATAGTGCAGTTATCTTGCATACATAAGGGATGCCATTCCACACGAGATATCTAATATATTATACCTATGTTCTATGAAATTGACATCATATGTATACTGATATATGTCCCACGTTGACTTATTTACACCTATGACACCTCCATCTGGACCACATATACTATATGTCGCCGCATTTGGATCTAATGGAGGTTCTATCGTTGATATTTCAACCTCTATCTTTTTGAATTTCGTCATATTAATCGCACCAGATGGTTGAGATACATATGGGTCAGTATTGAGACAGAAACTATATGAATATAGGCATTCTGGACCATTGCCATTTGTATGAGAATATTTATCAATCCATTCAAATATACTAGGATTCATCTCATTTTCTCTATATTTTCCATCAAAAATAATAGCGCATCGGGTCATTATTTTCTTCACATTCTCGTAACTATATGGACCGGTAATATATATGTCATTTCCATTATCGTCTACTAATGGGAACACTGGATCGGTTGCGGCGTCATCCTCATATAGTTCAACCGAATTAGTTGCATCGGACGTCATCACTCCACTCGGTAATACACCACTATACTTCCAATTTGAATAATTGCTCCATTCATTTCTACTTTTAATATCAGATCGCTGAATATACCACATCCAATCTGTTACCATACCCAAACTTTTCAAGTCTAATCGTTGTGTTCCGACAACATTATTAAATTTTACCTCATGCACCTCCTTTATCAAATATCTCTGATTTTCATTTGCAAATATGCGTATTTCGTCCTCGTCTAGGAAACCATAGGTGGATATAAGATGGATGTCTGGTACCCATGATGTTCGTGTATCACTGTAAATACCCAACGAGTTATCGGGTGGATGGAGAAATCTGTAAAAACTATGTAACCCATTTGAGAAATTTGGTCGTATTCGTTGTCTCTCTACACCACTTTCACTCTCCACATCTAAAATAGTAAACAGGTCCTGGACTGGGCGAATTGTAACCTCTATTTTTACTTCTGAATATTGGAGACTTACAAGAGGCAGTGCCATTTTAGATGTCATTGTAAACCATGCGTTAAGTGGAATTAGTAACTCGCGACCTCGTATGGATGGTTCCGACACCGTATCCAATGATGAACTGGGGTATGCATTTGGATACATCCCATATCTTCCGGTATAATTTGCAGGGTCATAAATATCTAGAGTGTTTCCTGTCATTCGGTCGTGTAATTCCTTTTTTGTTACATTATAGTCACGTGAAACAACGTTATGAATATAATGTCCTGATAATTTCTGTATAGTTTGACCACCTATCATTAGTCTAACCTCATCTATCATCATTGTTCCCAGATTCTTAATCCATTTAAACTCATATGGTACCCATTTTCCCTCATCTGTGTAATGGATCGGACTCCATATAGAAGGAATGTCTATAGATATGTATGTGTCCATAAGCAAATCTGCATATCGTGGCACTTTAAATGTGAACACCGATGGTTCGGTTAACCGAATGTCCCGTTGTCCATCCATATCCAGTCTAAACTTTTGTAAACCAAAATTCGTATACTTTGCAAAAGAACCTTTAAAAAATGTCTTTGATGGATTCCCATTGAGATGTATATTTTGATTCCCGACAGAAATCAAATTTAATAGTCCACCCGGCATTATAAGATATGTATAAAATTATTTAAGTTAATGTAATATTATAATATAGATGATTGAATTGATTATTATATTTATAATTGTTTCATTAATTGGGGTGATGGTATCTTCTTTGACTTCTAATAAATCAGGTGATTGTAGTAAAATTTCGGATTTGTATGAAAATAGGATCAATCCAAATATACAATCGATTGCTAATATTCCCGTAAAACATTTATTAAGAGACTATACCATAAAATCTGCGTACAATGCATGTGCGTTGGATAATTTTAAGAAAGGGTATGTGGAATTATGTGCGCTGGATAATTGTATTAACCAGGGCGCTCGACTGCTTGATTTTGAAATATATTCAATTGATGGTAAACCATGTGTCGCAGCATCGTCAAATATAGATAATGAACCCACAACTAAAGGCACGTATAATTACATCGACTTCCATGATACAATGCTAAGAGTATCAACCACCCTATTAAACTCTCCAGCACCAGATGATCCACTATTGTTACATTTTAGGATTAAAATTGTAGATGATTCTCTCATATACGTATATGATGAGATCGCCAAAGTACTACGGGATGCTTTCGGAACTAAACTACTGACGACCTCCATAAACGGATATGAAAATAATGGGAAAAATCTAGGAGAAATTCCTATAGTAGACCTTATGAATAAGGTTGTTATTATTGTGGATGGAACAAATCCGTTGTATAAGGAGACCGAGTTATTCGAGTATACAAATATGGCAAGCGGTACACACTATTTACAACAACGGCGGTATGACGATATATATGTAAATGCAACTGATGATGATATTACATATATTGAAGAACATAATAAACTAAATATGACTATATGTATGCCAACTAAGGGGAAATATCCAGTGAATCCGGATATGGACAATTGTATTAATCGGGGCATCCAAATTATAGCAATGTGTTTTCAGTCCAATGATGAAAATATGATTAAATATAATAAATATTTTGACAATGTACATAAATCATTTGTATTAAAAAATGATAAATATAGAACATCTGATACAACGACTGTCGTACCACCCGTAGACACTAGTTCATTAGCATCTAGAACAGTAAAAATTGGGGGTAATATGGAAATTACTATTTAAATATATAATTACATTCCTACTTTTAATAATTATGTAACAATTATATATGTCTGGTGTAAAAACAATCCGTTCTGCAAGTGATAATGATAAAGAATTGAGTATATTGAGAAAGGCAGTTGACAATATAGAAAAGAATGTCGGGGAACGTTTATTGAAATCTGAAGATGTTATTAAGATGATTCATATTGTAGAAGAATTTCTTAAAAAAAAAAAGTTAATTTGTTATGGTGGGACGGCGATAAATAATTTATTACCTAAACATTCGCAGTTCTATAATAAAGACATTGAGATTCCTGATTATGATTTTTTCTCGATAGACCCAATTAAAGATGTGAAAGAGTTAGCGGATATATATGCATCAGAAGGATTCATTGAGATTGAGGCAAAGGCCGGTATGCATCATGGTACATATAAATTATACGTTAATTTTACCCCTATTGCAGATATTACTTATATCGTACCAGAAATATTCAATTCAATTAAAAAGGATGCTATAAAGGTGAATGGAATAATGTATGCACCACCAGATTATCTGAGAATGTCGATGTATCTTGAATTATCTCGTCCTAATGGTGATGTATCTAGATGGGAAAAGGTTCTCAAACGACTTATTCTATTGAACACCTATCACCCGATAAAACGTGGGAAATGTATATCCGAATTCTCCAGAGGATATGAGGGCAAACAGGATCCAACTATAATTTATAACACAATTAGAGATGCAAGTTCAGATTTAGATGTAGTATTATTCGGTGGATTTGCGATGGACTTGTACAGCAAGTATCTAACAACCAATCAGAAGAAATCATATGTTTCGCAACCTGATTTTGACATCTTATCAGAAGACCCATACAAAAGTGCAACTATGATAAAAGAGAGATTGTTGGATGCCGGAATTAAGGGAATAAAAATACAGACACATAAAGAAATTGGGGAACTCATATCTACCCATTACGAAATCATTGTTGAACGTGATACAGTTGCATTTTTATACAAACCAAGTGCATGTGTAAGTTATAATAACTTTAGAGTTGGTGGGAAGACTATAAAGATTGCATCAATTGACACCATGTTAAGTATGTATATGGCGTTCTCGTCGGTGGATAGGTCATATTACAATAGAAACAGAATAATGTGCATGACCCAGTATTTATTTGATGTTCAGATGAAAAATAGATTCAAACAAAAGGGGCTTTTGCAAAGATTTGGAATTGATTGTTATGGGTATCAGGAGACACTCGAGGATATACGTTCTAAAAAGGCGAAGAAGTTTAGAGAATTATCAAGAGGTGACAAAGATTATGAAGAATGGTTTATGAAATATTCACCAAGTCCTAAAAAATCTAAACCATCAAGAAAAAAAACAAAGACGAATAAAAGCGCAACAAAAAAGAAAAAATAATGGTTTATATTTAATTATTTATTCCTACGTTATTATAAATGTACACAATGGAACATATACTGATTATATCCATAATTATATTCTTGGTTATATATGGGATT